TAAGTGGAGGTTTGGTAGTTTTAAACTTTGCTAACTTCTTACCCACATACTTTATGTTGTTAGATAAGTTTGTTATCAAATATACAAAAGCTTCACAATCATTAGGAAGTTCTTCAACTAGTTTGCCTTGATATAACCAACTAGTCCCAGTTTTCATCTATATCAGTAATATGTTCTTCTGTTTCTTCATGTTCTTCTCCACAGAAAGGACAATATTGTTCTATATAATCTTCAGGTAAATCATGTTTAACAATATAGTTTGCACTACATCCATCACATACCGTTTTTAGGTTAGGGTTGTTCATAATTTAAATCCTTTAAAACTGTCGGTCTCAACATCTTGTTTGATTCCGCCCACCACATAACTTTCTATTTCTGTTTCTTGTGGTGCATTTTGTAGACCACGACTATTTAACCAATGCTGTGTCCATGGTAAAGGGTTATTAGTTTGAGGTTGGTCATACTGAGCTTTCAAGCCGATTGCTTTCATTCTCTTGTTTGCCATATATTCAACATATTGATTCAATAGAATATCATTTAATCCTATCATAGAACCTTCTCTAAACAAATACTTTGCCCATTCTTTTTCTTGTTGAACTGCTATATCATACATATCATAAACTTCTTGTTCTGTTTCTTTCATGACCTGTAACATTTCTTTATCGTTCTCTTTGTTACGATAGTTATTTATGATGTTCTGTGTAACTGCTAAATGTAGATTTTCATCTCTTGCAATAAGAGATATAATCTTAGCACTACCTTCCATCAGTTTCAATTCACCAAAAGCAAACGAGCAAGCAAATGAAACATAAAATCTAATACCTTCTAGTATATTAACATTGATAAGTGTTAAGTATAATAACTTCTTTAATTCTTTTCTATTACCTTCTCCCATTAAATGATACTTATGAGAATATTCTATAAACTTATCATACGATTCAGTTACAGTTTTTGCTCTTGCCATAATCTCTGGCGTTTCAACAATCGTATCGAGTACTGCTGTTGGGTTAGGATAAACATTCTTCATTATGTAAGTGTATGAGCGACTATGTATTGTTTCACTAAAGTCCCATGCAACAAGCATAGATTCTAATTCAGGTAAACTACAGAATGGTAAGAAAGCTAAACATGGACCACGACCTTGTACACTATCTAATAATGTTTGATACTTTAGATTAGATGTAAAGATATGTTTTTGATCCTCTGATAATAAATGATAATCGTTTCTATCTTTTTGTAATGATACCTCTTCTGGTCTCCAGAAGAAACCTAACTGTTGTTGATTTAACTTTTCAAAAACAGGATACTTCTGTTGGTCAAATCGTTGAGTGTTTGGCTCATCACCAAAAAACATTGGTTGTTTTAACCAATCTACTTTTTTTGTATTAAATACTTTTGTCATTTTTTTTATTTCTCTCTTTGTTTTTTCGTTCTTCTCTTTGTCTTACTGACTCCTCATAACTCAACTTCAACAACTCTTGTTCTTCTTTCATTACTTCGTGGAAGTATTTAGATGGCGCAGGCTTCACATTCTTCTTGGTCATCTAAAATAATCTCCTTTGGTTCTTCTTTTACATTATCGTGCCAACCAAGTGTATGTGTAGGTTCATCTATGTCTGATTTAGCGTCATATGTATTCTGATAGTAAGATGTTTTCCATCCTAGTTTATATGTTGTGAGTAAATCATTTGCCATAACAGATGTTGGTACTTCGTTATCTTTATAGTTTTCTGGATTGTAACTCCAGTTACCACTAATCGCCTGGTCAAAATATTTCTGCATAACAGATATAACATGAATATATCCCTCGTTACTAGGCATATCCCATAACAAAGTATAGTAATTTTTTAATCTATTGTAGTCAGGAACTATTTGTTTGAGAGTACCTTTTTTACTTTTCTTAACAGATAGGTAATCCCTAGGTGGTTCAACACCGTTTGTAGCATTTGATACAACCGAACTACTTTCTGACGGCATTTGAGCCGAAAGGGTACTATGTCGGAGTCCGTTTTCCTTGATATCAATCCTAAGATTATTCCAATCATAACTTAATTTCCTTTTTATAATGCTGTCTAAATCTTTCTTATATGTATCAATAGGGAGTATTCCATCAGCATATTTTGTTCTATCAAAATAATCACATTTACCTTTTTCTTTTGCTAGATTGTTACTTGCCTTCAATAGATAGTATTGAAATGCCTCTGTAATCTCATCAACTAATACAAGTGCTTGTTTGTCATCATATTTAACTTTATTCTTTGCAAGAAAATGAGCAAGACCTATATAACCAATACCCAAACTTCTTCTTGCTTCAGTAGATTTTCTTGCTGCCTCTACTGGATATTCTTGATAGTCTATAATCTCATCTAATGCTCGTACTGACAAATCACATAATTCCTCTAACTCATCTTTCTCTTTTATTAAACCTAGATTGATGGCAGATAGAATACATAATGCAATCTCTCCTTCTGGGTCATCAATGTGTTTAACTGGTTTAGTAGGTAATGTAATCTCTTGGCATAAGTTAGACATATAAACTTTGTCTTTGAAAGAGCTGTGTGTATTACAATGGTCAATATTCATAATATATATACGACCTGTTTCTGCTCTTTCTTTGAGTAAGTCCATGAATAGAGATTGAGCTCTTATCTTTGTACTTTTTATCTTTTTATTATTTTCATACTTCACATACAAATCATCAAATTCAGGCAACCCAAATGCTTCATATAATCCTGGTACATTGTTAGGAGAGAATAAAGTAATTTCTTCATCTTTAATAAATCGTTCATAAAATATTTTAGATAACTGTATAGAGTAATCTAACTTTCGTACTCTATTATCTTCTGTACCTTTATTGTTTTTTAATACTAATATATCTTCTATCTCTTGGTGCCAAATAGGAAAATGTACAGTTGCCGAACCGCCCCTAACACCGTTTTGAGTACAGCACCTAACTGTTGCCTCAAACTTTTTGAGAAACGGTATGACGCCAGTGTGTTGTATTTCGCCGCCTCGTATTTTCGAGTTGATGCCTCTAATTCTTCCTGCATTGATTCCGATACCCGCTCTTTGGGCAACATAGCGACCAATAGCCATATCGGAACTAAAGATACTTTCGAGAGTATCATCACTATCAACCAGAACACAAGAAGCAAACTGCCGAAGAGGAGTTCGAACACCAGCCATAACAGGTGTAGGAATATTGATTTTAAATTTACTAATAGATTCGTAATATTTTTTAACATAAGTCAACCTATTTTCTTTTGAATATTGAGCAAACAATGTTGCTGCTATCATCATGTACATAAATTGTGGTGTTTCAAAAATCTCACCATTACTTCTATCTTGTACTAGATACTTATCCATAACTTGTCTTAATCCTGCATAAGTAAAAGTGTAATCTCTTTCATGGTCTATAAAACCATTAAGTTTATCTATCTCTGCTTCTGTGTAATTGACTAGAATATCCTTATCATACATTCCTACTTTGATACATGAATGAATATGGTCTATAAAACTTGGGTGTTCCCATAGTCTATGAAATAATTTCTTTCTTAAAGAAAATAATAATAATCTTGCTGCGACATATTGATAGTTAGGATTATCTAAGCTTATTAAATCATTTGCTGACTTAATTAAAATCTGTTGTATATCTTCTGTGTTGATACCATCAAAGAATTGTATACCACTATTCATTTCTACATGAGAAGCACTAACACCTGTAATTCCTTCAGTTGCAAACCCAACCATTGAGTGTATCTTTTCTATGTTTAAGGACTCTTTGCCTCGACCGTTACGCTTAGTTACTGATAAATTATCTTTCGAGACCATTTATATCCTTTTCCAGTTATTGATGTGTTGATGTGCTTGTAATCCGCAATATGTACTACTATGTATAAGACTTGCTATCTTTGTTGATGACATTCCTGCAATTATCATGTCATTAATATCTTTGTATTTCAACGATTCTGGCCATATAACCAAATTAAATTTTTTATCAACAGCAGTTTTCATTCTGTTCACTATATGTTCGTTGCGAGGTTCGTTATCAAAAATCATTGTGCATTGTTCATGTTGTATATTTACAACAGCATCAGCACCTGCAAGAGCAAGAGCGTTGTCTAGAAATAAACTATCAATAGGACCTTCTGTTATCATTACAGGTTTGTTTAAATCAATTCTATCAATACCATAAATCTTCTGTTTCGTTTCATCAAACTTAATTGTAATATACTTGGGTTGTTCTTTACCAAATGCACGGCCTTGAAATGCAAAAAAGTTACCTGCTCTATCATAGAAAGGTATCACAACTCTAGGATGGTCTTGCGATAAAGATGGAAACTTATTAGGAACAATACTATTAGTCCATTCATAGAAGTTAGGACAAAAGAAAAACTTATCCCAATGTTCTTTAGGAATTAGTCTATCAAAAACAAACTTTTTGGCTGGGTGTGTAATAACTAATTGGTCAAATCTTTTTAAGCTATGTAATTCTTTTTCATTAGCAGTTTTAGGTTTCAATATCTTTGATGGTGTAAAATCAAATTCAGGTTTTTCTGATTCAACTTTACCATCTTTAAATCTTTCAAAGACATACTCTTTGTACATAGTAGGGTCAAGAAATTTGATAAGATTACCAAGTGTCTGACCAACGCCACAGTTATGGCATTTAAAAAACATACTATTCTTTTTTAGATAAACAAAACCCCTTGCCTTTGATGATGATTTTTTGGAATCACCACAATGTGGACATCTAAAATTAAATAAGTTTTCTGATTTTCTTTTAAATTTTGGCAGTCTTGTCGATAGAAGATTAAGAAACTTTATATCAATATACGACATACTTTATATTATAACAAAAAATGGTCAAAAAGTCAAGCGATTAACTAAAGAAATCAAATATCATATTGTCTGGGTTTGACATCATTAATCCAACAATAATAGACCCTCCAATGATAATCCATCTCCACTTCTCTAGTACACCTACTCTTTCGGATAGTTGATTTCTCATAGCACGAAGCTCATCAAGCATTTTGTTTTCAGATTGTACCTGATGTTCTCTTAATTCTCTACTATTGGTAGTTATTCTGGAATGAAGTTCTTTGA